GGTAAACCTAATCTATTTGGAGTCCAAAAATGGCTAATAATTTATTGACGATAAGCAAGATCACCAACGAAGCGTTGATGGTTTTGGAAAATGAGTTGACTTTCACAAGTGAAGTTGACCGTAACTATGATGACCAGTTCGCTGTTGTCGGTGCAAAGATTGGTAACACAGTCAATGTCCGCAGGCCTGGCCGTTTCATCGGAACAACAGGCCCAGCCCTGAATGTGGAAGATTTTAACGAGACTTCAGTTCCCGTTACATTGACTACGCAATTCCACGTTGACACACAATTCACAACACAAGACTTGGCTTTGTCCTTGGATATGTTTAGTGACCGTGTGTTGAAGCCCGCTATTGCGGCTATTGCCAACAAGATTGACCGTGATGGTTTGTCTATGGCTACCTTGCAAACCGCCAACATTGTTGGTACTGCGGGAACACCCCCAACGGGTCTGATTACATACCTGACAGCGGGCGCATTCCTTGACTCTGAAGGCGCACCCCGTGATGGCCGTAGATCATGTATCGTTGAGCCTTTCACATCGGCAACCATTGTTGATAGCTTGAAGGGTTTGTTTGTCCCCTCTGATCGTATTGGCACACAATACGAAAAGGGTTTGATGGGTCGTGACTCTGCGGGCATGAACTGGAAGATGGATCAGAACGTGGTAAGCCAAACCTTTGGTAACAACTCTACCACTACTGTGACCGCTTCTGTTGCTACCACAACTGCAACGGGCTTCCTGACTACGGGTTGGGCATCCACAAGCACTATCACTTTGACTGCGGCTAACACGGGAACAATGAATCTTAATGCTGGCGACACCATTAAGATTGATGGCGTTTTCGCAGTTAACCCACAGAATCGTCAAGCGTATGGCACAAACAAACTCCGCAACTTTGTTGTGAAGACTACCGTTGCCATTGCTTCTGGTTCTTCTGTCTCTGTTGTGGTCAGCCCTGCGGTGATCACTGCGGGTCAGTTCCAAAACGTGTCCATTCCTACAACCTCTGCCACAGCAGCTATAACTCAGTTCAACAAAGTTGGTACTGTTTCCCCACAGAACATCATCATGCACCGTAATGCGTTCACGATGGCCTGTTGCGATCTTGAGTTGCCCGAGGGTGTTCACTTTGCGGGTCGTGCAAGCGATAAAGAAATTGGTTTGTCAATGCGTGTTGTGCGTCAGTACACCATCAACAATGACTCCATTCCTACCCGTTTGGACGTTCTATATGGCTGGGCGCCTCTGTACCCCGAACTCGCTTGCCGAGTCGCTGCCTAATGGTCAAGGGGGGTTTAAACGCCCCCCGTTCTAAACTTTATTTAAGGAATACATATCATGGCAAATCCAGGCCCAGCAAGTAGCACAACGATTCACCCATCCAATTTGGCATCTAACCAAGCAATTCGTCTTTTAGGCTTTGCAATTGGTGTGAACGTCAATACCACGGGTGATCAAGCGGTTATCGCAATCAACAACTCCACAAACTACTCTGTTAGCAATGTGGTTTTCACCAATGCTTCAATTTCATTGACAACTGCCGCAGCGGGTCTGTTTACAGCCCCTAGCGCAGCGGGTACAGGAATTGTCGCCAATGCCGCTTTGTCGGCTTTGACATCCGCAACCGTAGTGTCACAACGCACCGTTGCCGCCACAGGCATTCAAACGGGTCAAAACCTGTATCTGAATGTTGGCACGGCACAAGGCGCAGCCGCTACGATGGATGTTTATGTCTATGGCTACGACTTCAGCACATTCAGCTAAATCCTGATGTGATGTGAGAAAGAGCCACTCTCAAAAGGGGTGGCTTTTTCTTTATTTAGCGTTACAATTTACTCATTCTTTTAAGGAATCATCATGCCCTCTACTACCCTAGCCCGTGGCAATGCGTTGCAAACATTTTATGTTGGCCCGTCCTTGACCCCTGCCGCTGTTGCAGCGGCAATTACAGCGGCACAAACATTCACCGTGCAAGGTCTTTTGACAACAGATCACGTTTTGGTGGCTTGTCAAGCGGCTCAAACTGCGGGTGTTTTTATCGCTGACGCACGTTGCTCTGCCGACAATACACTAAGCATCCAATTTGGAAATGTTACTGCGGGATCGTTAACCCCTACCGCTGGCACATACCTTGTGGATGTGATTCGGTTTGAAGGCCCATTACCCACTACAGCGGGCTAATCATGTCTAATACCACGGTCTTACGCCCCGTAGGAGTCACAACCGCCATTTCGGTGACGGCTTCTTCTACCACTGCTACGCAGATTAAGGCAAGCACCAATGACCAAGTTAACTACGCCTCTTTCATCAACACGGGTGCTACCTATGTTGCTGTAAGTCTTGGCGATGCTAACGTGGCTGCGGCAGTCTTGCCCGTCAGCGCCTCAACCACAGGGAACTTTGTGTTACCCGCCTCAATGACAGTTCCAATTGTCTTGGCAGTACCCGCAAGCCCTTACTACGTCCGACTGATTGGGTCAGCCGCAGGGCCATCCATCGTCTACATCACCCCCGTGGGCGATCAAACCTAAAAGGAAAAACCCATGTCAAGCACTAATTCCGTTGCAAACACATCTACTACAAACATTGTCCCTGTGCAAGCTGAGTTTGATTCAGCGGGCGCTTGCTTGGGTTTGGTGGGGCCAGCGGGGGCTTACTTTAGCCCTCCGATTACAGGCTCAACAATTAATAACACGGTCATTACAGGCTCAACAATTAACAACACGGTCATTGGTGGCACAACCCCCGCTGCCGTGACGGGAACAACCGTTTACGCTTCAAGCGAACTTGGTTACTCAGCTGCCGCACAAGGAACTGTTACCCAATTGACAAGCAAAACAACTGCGGTGACTTTGGACAAGTCTGCGGGTCGTATCACAATGAACAACGCTTCATTAACTACTGCAACTAATGCAACTTTCACGTTAAATAATACAACGATTAGCGCTAATGACACCGTGATTTTGACCATTTCTGGTGGTCAAGCCACGCCTGGCTCTTACAACGTATTTGCCAACGCTCTTAGTGCGGGTAGTGTAAGCATTTCACTACGCAACATCTCAGGTGGCACATTGTCTGAAGCCGTTGTGATTAACTTTTGCATAATTCATAACGCTTAATTTGCTTACTAAAGGAACATTATGGGAACTTTAGTCTTTCAATCTTCAGCGGGTGGTTCGGTCAATTTACTTGCCCCTAGCACAAGTTCCACAACCAACTTTACTTTGCCTTTAGCCGATGGTGCTAACGGTCAAGTTCTTAAAACCGATGGTAGTGGCACATTGGCATTTGGAACAGTTGGGATTACGGGTGGTGGCACGGGCGTTTCTAGTGTTCCTACAAACGGTCAATTGTTGATTGGCAATGGGTCAAGTTACACATTGGCAACCTTGACTGGAGGAAGCGGAATTTCTATCACAAATGGATCAGGTTCAATCACGATTGCTACGGGCAGTAGTGGTGGGCCAGCGGGTAATATTTTTCTTCAGACTAATTTTGGGGGTTTTTAATCATGGCAGTCACAGCAACACCTGTTTTTACGCAAAGCATTAACGTAGGCGCAACAAATGCCATTCTTAGCACGGCAATGACCAACACAACCGCTTTTGACGGTACTCAAGCCGTTGGAACGGCTATGGTGCTTGTTTTTACTGCGGGTGCTGAGGGCGCTCGTATTGACCAAATCATGTGCCGTTTAGCTTCTACCAATGGTGCAACGGCATCGGGTACTTCATCGGCAACGGTGGTGCGTTTTTGGATTAATAACGGTGCGGCTAATACCACGGCAAGCACAAACATTTTCTTGGGTGAAGTTGCTATACCCGCAACGGCTGTTACCGCCTTGGGAACAACCGCATTAACTACGTTCCCATTAACAATTCCTAATGTGGGTTTGAACATTCAAGGCACTTACCGAATCTATGCGGGTACAACCGTAGCGGCTGGCGGTACAAACATTGGTATTGCCGTTTCCGCATTTGGTGGGAATTACTAAAATGCCTCAACCAAACCAACCTAGTGCATTTAATTATGCTGTAACTAGCCGAGCCATAAATGTTCAAACATTTACTTCCTCTGGTCGATGGGTAAAACCGCCAAATGCTACCTTTGTTATGGTTGAACTGTGGGGCGGAGGCGGTGGCGGTGGTTCTGGTCGTAGAGGCGCTGCTGGAACAATAAGACAAGGCGGTGGTGCGGGCGGTGGCGGTGCTAGAAATATACAAACATTTTTAGCGTCAGATTTAGTCCCTACTGTAGCCGTAACCATTGGTGCGGGTGGAACGGGCGGTGCAACTCAGACTGTTAATGACACAAATGGAAATGTTGGAACTGTTGGCGGTAATACTATATTTGGCAATAGCGCAACGCTTGGATTATATTATTTAGCCGCTTTTGGTGGCGGTTTGGGTGTGGGCGGTCAAAATAGCGCAATAAGCTCCATGACGGGTGGTGGTGGAGGTGGTTCGGCTGGTGCGGGGGCAGGCAGTGGCGCAACTGGAAATAATGGTGGGCAACCTAATCAAGCTGGTTATGGACAATTTTCTGGCGGCGCTCAAAACAACATTGGTGGCGGTGGTGCTGCTTCAACAGGCTCATCATCAGCAGGTTTTGCCGAGTATGGTGGTGGTGGCGGTGGAAGTTGTACAACTAGTGCTACAACCGCTACTGATGGTGGAGGATCATTGTTTGGCGGTGCGGGCGGCGGTGGCGGTGCGGGTTTGGAAACAACCAATGTTGCTCTAGTAGGCGGTGCTGGTGGAAGAAATGCTTATGCAAGTGGTGGCGGTGCTGCTGGTGGTGCGGCTACGGGCGCATCAGGCACTAATGGCTCATTACTATTAAGCGGTTCTGGCGGAGGCGGAGGCGGTGGCGGCTCCAGTGCCACATTGGCAGGCGGTAGTGGTGGCACAGGGGCATTTCCCGCTGGTGGTGGTGGTGGCGGTGCGGCTTGTGTAAACGGAGTCAATTCTGGTGCTGGCAGTAATGGCGGCAACGGCTACGCAGTCATTTATACATTCTGAGGTTGATATGAACAGATACGCAATTATTGAAGATGGCTTGGTGGTGAATGTTGTCATTGGACAACCCGAACTAGCACCCAATCAAATCCTAGTGGAATGCCCAGATGCAGGGCCAAGTTGGACATACGCTGATGGTGTGTTTACTGCACCTGTAGTCGTTGAGCCTACTGTAGTAACACCTACTAAAGAAGAACTACTTGCACAAGTGCAAGCCTTAACAGCCCAAATTCAAGCGTTAAATTAATTATGAAGTGTTATTCATTCAGACATTTATTGTGAAATAGTAAGGAAAACCTATGACCGTGCCTTATGACGTAATTAGTAGAGCGCTTAAGGACATAGGCGCATTGGAGGCGGGAGAAACGCCAACGCCAGACGCAGCGCTTGATGCGTTTGACATGATGAACGACATGATTGACCAATGGTCAAATGAAAACATGATGGTTTTCAATGTCACCGAAATCATTTGCCCCGTCATTTCGGGACAAACTCAATATACAATTGGCCCTAACCCATCGACTTTGAACTTTATTGGTGCGTCTTTTACAGGCTCAATCACGGGTAATATTTTGACCGTGACGGGTATTTTGTCAGGCGCTTTGGCACAAGGGCAAACCCTAAGTGGAACGGGAATTACAGCGGGAACAAAGATTACGCAGTTTTTGACGGGTGCGGGTGGCAACATCAATGAAGAAGGCACTTACCAAGTCAACACCAACCAAACCGTTGCCTCAACAACCATCACGGCTTATTATCAAAAGCCACTCAACATTGATTCGGCATTTGTTAGGATAAATACTACATCTAATAATCAGCCAATTACGGGCGGTGGTTTAGATTACCCTATTTCGGTCCTTGCTTTGCAAGATTACGAAATGATTGGTTTAAAAACGCTCAATGGCCCGTGGCCGAAAGCGGTTTACTTTAACCCAGGCGCTGAATCGGGCAACTTGTTTGTTTGGCCAAACCCCTCGCAAGGTGAACTTCATTTGTTTGCCAATACTTTGTTTAGCCGTTATGAATCTATGTATGACGACATAGCATTGCCACAAGGCTATTCAATGTGCCTTAGATGGTGTTTAGCCGAGCGTTTGATGCCTATGTATGGCAAAGCCTCTGCAACGCAAATAACAATGATCCAGACGTTTGCGGGGCAAGCCAAAGCTACCCTCAAACGCACCAACATGAACCCTTTGGCGGTGGCACGTTACCCCGATTCTTTGCTAACGGGTAAGGCAAAGGATGCGGGCTTTATTCTCACGGGCGGCTTTATTTAAGGGGCTACCATGCCAGATTTCGGTTTTGTTGGCGCATCGTATGAAGCACCGAGTATTTATCAAGATGCTCAAGAGTGCATAAATTTCTTTCCCGAAGTTGACCCCGCTAAACAGCAAGGGGAACGGGGCGTGGTGGCGCTTTACCCCACGCCTGGCCTCACCGTCAAAGCCGTTTTACCAAACTTACAAGAAGTTCGTGGGCTGCACACAATTTCGGGCGGTGAGCAATTAATTGCCGTTTGTGGGCCTTATGTATATTCACTAACTTCTAATTTAGTTCCTACCGTAATCGGTCAACTTAATTCTAGTTCTGGAATAGTTCGTATTACCGACAACGGGGTCAATGTTTATTTGGTGGACGGTGCTTTTCGTTACACATTCCGCATTTCTAGCCCCGCCTCTGCCGTGTTCACAGGCTCTATCAGCACAAATGTTTTAACCGTTACGGGTGTTTCAAGTGGCACGATTGCCGCTGATCAAGCCTTGTTTGGCGTTGGCGTTGACAATGAAACCGTCATTACTAATTTGTTAACGGGTACGGGTGGAACGGGAACTTATGAACTTAACCTATCCCAAACGGTTGCATCAACTTCTTTGAGTTCTGCAACCGTGGGTGCGGAAGTCACGGGAACTATTGGCGCTGATCTATCCACGGTGACAATCACGGGCGTGGCAGGTCAGTTTGCTTGTGCGGCTTCCCCCATCCCTTTGGCTATTGGTCAATCTTTGACAATTAGCGGAACTTTTGGTGGCACGGGATCAATCTCGGGCTATATCAATCCAACAACTTATTTTATTACCGCCACTAACGCATCAACAACATTTACCTTGTCCGCAACTTTGGGCGGTGGGCCAATTACCACAACTGCGGGAACGCCAACGGGTCTAACTTACCAAGTAGCGCCTACAACTTTAAATGTGACCGCTGTAATAAGTGGGGCGCTTTATGTAGGGCAAACCATTCAAGGTGTGGGTATAGCCGTTGACACGATCATTACGGCCTTTGGAACGGGGTCAGGTGGCGTTGGAACGTACACCGTAAGTAGTTCGGGCTTCTTAAACTCTAGGCAGTTCTACGGGCTTAATTTCTCTGTTTTACCCTCTACCGATGGTGCGTTTAGCGGTGCAAACACGGTGGACATTATTGACAACTACTTTGTTTATAACAACCCAACGACTCAACAATTTGGTGCGAGTGACCTTTTGTCGCCCGTTTCACCCACTCTAAGTTTTTCGCTAAAAGATGGCGCACCCGATGACTTGGTGGCGTTGATTGTTGATCACCGAGAAATTTTCTTGTTGGGTGAGATTTCCTCCGAGGTGTGGACTGATGTTGGAACTGTGCCGTTTCCGTTTCAGAGAATCCCAGGCACTTCTACGCAACACGGCATTGCAGCGCCTTTTTCTGTTTCCCGCCTTGGTAACTCCTTTGCGTATGTCTCAAGGAACAACCGTGGCCAAGCGCAAATTATGCAAATGCAAGGGTATCTTCCACAAAGGATTTCTACTCATGCGGTAGAAAACACCCTAGTCAATCAATACGTTGGTGATGCTATATCGTGGACTTACCAACTTGAGGGACACGAAGTTTTTGTGGTCACTTTCCCATCACTTGAGTTGACATGGGCTTATGACATCACAACGGGGTTGTGGCACAAGTGGCTTTACTTGGCAAACGATAGCACTTACCAACGTCACCGTGGCAATTGTTGTGCGGTGTTTCAAGGCTTGGTTATCATTGGTGACTATGAGAATGGTAAGTTGTATGAGTTGGACAAAGACAATTATACGGATGATGGGCAGACGATTCGCAGATTGCGTAGAGCGCCCCATTTGGTGACCGAGTTTCAACGGCAATATTTTGATGAATTGCAGATACAGTTTCAGCCAGGCGTGGGGACTACGGGGCTTTCAAATTATGAGCAAATCGTAATCCCAGGTTTTATTTATTTGGGCGATACCTATACAATTGAAAGCGCAGATTCATTGATTATCGAGGCTACTAAAACCTATGTTTTAGGCACTATTGGTCAACTTAACCCAACCACAACAACGCCACAAGCCATGTTGAGGTGGTCAAATGATGGTGGTTCAACTTGGTCAAATGAATATTGGGTAGGTATTGGTCAACTTGGTAAGTACAAGAATCGTGCTATTTGGCGAAGATTGGGAACGGCTCGGGATCGTGTGTTTGAAGTCGTGGTGACCGATCCCGTGAAGATGGTGATTATTTCAGCAAACCTTAAAGTGCAAGGGGCAGAGAACTAATGTCTAATGGACTATCTAACACGCAACAAGTTAACCCCTATCCACAAGCACCGTTTTTGGATGGGGCGACTAATCGTCCATCACGGGCATGGCAACAGTTTTTTATTAACTTGTTGAACTTTAGTTCGTCCGAGACTGCAACAACGGGAACGGCAACCCTACCCGCCAACCCCGTTGGGTTCATCAATGTCACCGTAAATGGGCAAAGTTTTAAAGTGCCTTACTACAATGTTTGAGAAAGTTTAAGTCATGGATAACCTAGTAAATTCATTAGTAACTACAAGTATTGGTTTAACAGATCAACAAGTTGTAAGTAAGTTGTTGGCTAACCCAAACATGAATGATTCTCAACTCGTTCAGTTAATGCGAAGCAGTGGAATTTCGCCCTCTCAAATGTCTAGGGTTGCAAATATTCCAGAGGGAAAAATAGCCGCTAGGGTTGCGGCTACGATTTCTCCTGGCAATTCAGTAACACTTGGCGATACTGTTATTGCCCCTCAATACAGAACAACTGGCTCAGGCATGGACGAGCAAATTGGCCCTCTTGAGGGTTTTGCCATGTCTAAAAGCAATGGCGATATTAATTATAAGGCCCCTGTTGGCACGCCAATGCAAATTTATAGTGCTGATGGCGAGTTTGTAAATACTATAAAAACCCAAAAAGTTGGTGGCATAAAAGAAATGCTTAAAGACCCAGTGGTCTTAGGTGCTATAGCTCTTGCAACTGGTGGCGCTATGGGATTATTTAGTGGCGGACCCGCTGGTGCAACAGTGGGAACATTGGGCGCTGAAGCGGCTGGTACTTCACTTGGTTCTTTAGGCAATGTAGGCGCTATGGGCGCTTTAGGCGGTGAAGCCGCATTGGGAACAGGATTGACCGCTGCGGGTGCTGGAGGTCTTGGTGGTGCAACGGGCGCTGCGGGACTTGGTGGTTCTCTTGGCACTGGATTGACTACCGCAGGTGCGGGAGGTTTAGGTGGTGCTGCTGGTGCGGCTGGTCTTGGTGGTTCTTTAGGTGCGGGAATTGGTGCGGGCACAGCGGGTCTAGCCGCTACAAATTCTTTACTTGGAGGTGCTGCTTTAGGATCGACTTTAGCGGGTGCTACTACACTTCCTCTTGGCACAACATTAGGCGCTTTAGGTGCAACTGGTGCGGGTAGTTCATTATTAAATGCTGGTGCTGGTGCGGCCGCTGGTTCTGCTTTAGGTGCGGGTGCGGGTTCTGCATTAGGAACTACATTAGGCACGGGTTTGCTTTTAAACGCTGCTGGAAATGTGCTTGGCGCTACTGCAAATCAAGCAGGCATTACCGATGCTAGAAACTTGATCAATGAGTATGGAACAAGAGCCAATGATAGGTTGACAAGCACTTATGCGGATGCAAGGGACTTGGGCGCTGCGGGTCGTAGAGATTTAAACAACATTTTTACAAACCAAAGCACGAATTTAAACAACATCATTAATGCCCAAGCGGGTGTTTATGGTCAAACAAATCAAAACTTAGCCAACAATTATCAAAACCTAAACACCAATTTAAACAATACATTAAACGCCCAAGCGGGTGTTTATGGTGATACCACCAAATTATTAGATAACACTTATGCAGATACTTCAACTAATCTAAAAAATTTATACGACACACAAGTTGGTTATCAACAGAAGTATCAAGACGTTGGTAATGCGGGTGCTCAAGGTTTGCTTGATAACCAAGGCTATTTGACCAAGCAATTTGGCACGGCTGACCTTAATACCGAGTTAGCGCCCAATTACGCATTTATGTTGGGTCAGGGTCAAATGGCCAACCAACGTGCGGGCAACATGAGTGGTGGCGCTTTGGGTGGTAATGCTTTGCAAGGTTTGCAGAAGTACACGCAAGATTATGCGGGAAATGCTTATCAACAAGCATTTAACAACTTTCAAGGCCAACGTCAAAACATTTACAACACCTTGGCGGGCATGGCAAATATTGGCACAACGTCAGCGGGTCAATTGACTAATCTTGGCAATACTTACGGCTCTAACATGGGTTCATTGTCTAGTAACTATGGAAACGCTAGAGTTTCAAATGCGGGTCAGATGCAAAATGCTTACAACCAATATGGAAGTAACTTACTAAGTGGCTCTAATGCTTATGCTGGCAATATGGTCAACAATGCCAACACAATGCAAGGCGCTTACAACCAATATGGTAGCAATTTGAATAATGCGGCTAACACGTTTGGTAGTAACTTGACAAACAATTATGCTACGGGTGTCAATGCCGCCAACGTAGCGGGCTTGAATGCCGCTAACCTTGCCGTAGGTACAGGATCAGCTTTAGCAAGCAATGCAACGGCAGCAGGGGCTAACAACGCAACCGCATTGAGCAACCTTGGCAACACGGCTTTGCTTGGCTCTATGATCAAAGCGACTTAAGGATAAATCATGGCTGATCTTTCATTCAATGTAAATTACGCAAAGCCCCAAACTTCTAGTCTTGGCGACATGGTGAACTTGGCTAGTGGAATGCAAAACTTCCAACAAGCACAACAATTAAATCCTTTGCTTTTGCAAAGAGCGCAACAAGAAGTTGAGCAAGCAAGGCAAATGAATCCTTTGGCTTTGGAAAAATCTCAAATTGAAAATCAAGTTTTGCGTCAAAAAAATGATGAGCGTTTAAAACTTCAAGAGTTCACAAGCAACCCCGCTAATTGGCAGACCAATGGTCGCATCGACATGGACAAGATCAATGCGGTCATTCCAAAGATTGCCCCATTGACGGGTTCGGATGTGATCAATTCATTAAGTGGATTAAGCAAAAGTCAGACTGATGCCACAAAAGCAAAAAATGGAATGACGCAAGAATTGCGGCAAGTTGTTGCGGGTCGTTTAGGAATCTTGGGGCGCATGGGCATTGATGATCCACAATTGATTGTGGGTGAGTTGGATCGTCTTGTAAAAGAAAATCCCGATAGCCGTGAATTGAATGACTTAATTGAGGCTTACAAATACCCATTAAGCAAAGCGCAAAAAGGCCCAAATGTTGTTGCAGATTTAATTGCACAAGAACAATCTTTGTTGTCTCCCGCACAAAAAGAAACCTCATTTTCTTCTAGGATTGGGACTGTGGACACGGGCGTTGGCATTCAACCCGTTGTTACAACCAGGCCTGCTGGGGGCGCTGCACCAACTTTGCTAACTTCAGGGCAAATTATTCCTAAAGATATTGGCCCTCAAATTGTTGAATTAAATGACGTCAAATATTATTTGACTCCCTCTAAAGTGCAAGGCGGTCAACCTACTTTGACCGAAGTTGGCGCACTAGGCGTTACGCCCCCAAATGTGGGCAATGCACCACAAACTAACACATCGCAAGTTAATGCACCACAAACGGCTGCAACACAACAACGCAAACCTATTGTTGTTGAAGATATGCCCGTTGCTCAAAGTGGAATTCCGCAATTAAACACATTCCAAAAAGCACGTTTGGAATCTGGAAATGCGCTGCTCAAGAGTTCTGTTGAAGCGGCTAATGCGGCAAGAGAAGGTGAAGAAACATCACGCCAAGTTAAGAATTACATGAGTTCGGCTGCGGGAAGCGCACCAGGCCAATTCCTCAGAAAAGCGGGTCAATGGGTTGCGGGCGATCCACAACTTGAAATTCTTAGCAAAAACTTAGCTGACCAACAGTTAAGAAATATGCAGATTATGGGCGCTAGAACCGATGCGGCAAGTTCAGACGTTAAAGCGGCAAGCGGTAAGGCCGATTTGACCCGTGAAGGTTTGCAAGCTATTGTGGACAGAACCGATGCAAGCAATACCGCTGTCACGGCATTCCAAAAGGGCTTAAAAAGATATACAGACCAAGGCTTAAATGGTATTGTTCACGCTGATAAGTTTAAAGAAGCATGGGCAGATAATTATGATGTGCGTGTGTTTAAAGCCATGAACATTATGAATTCAAATTTGTCACAAGCGCAAAAACAATTGGAACAACAGAAACTGCTGAAAGGCTTGACTGATGCCCAATTGAAAGATTTGCAAGAAAAAGCCTCAAACATTGAACGATTACAAAACGGTGGACGATAATGGCACTTGCTGATTTCTTTACCAGACCTAGTTCAGAAGCCCCCAAAGAAGGTGGTTTAAGCCCCGACTTGGCAGAACGCCTTGAGCAAGCAAAGGCTGCTTATCAAAAAGAGTATGGCAAACCCATGCCCATTACAAGTGGGTTTAGGACTAGAGAAGAACAGCAACGTCTGTTTGACCAACGCAAAAACAATCCTAATTTGGTCGCCAAGCCTGGCACTAGCTTGCACGAAACGGGCAATGCGGTGGACATTGGAACAACCGTCCCTGAAGCGTTTTTAAACCAATTTGGCATACACCGTCCACTTGGCAAAAAAGACCCCGTCCATGCCGTTTTAATGCCTGTTGAAAAGCCCTCCGAGGGCGGTTTGGCTTCTTTCTTTACCCGTCCCGAAGGTGAGCAAGCGCCTAAAGAGCAAGACTTGACTAAACCGTTTGTGGGTTATCGCCCAATGCGTAGCCAAGCCGCTATTCAGGCACAACAAGCGGGTTCTCCCGAAGCCCAACAAGCTAATCAAGAACGTGGCAAAGAAGCAAACTTCTTGCGTGATTTGGCTTTGGGTGGTGCGTCATTGGCAGACATGACCGTTGGCGGTGTTTTGCCTATGGCGGGTCAAGTTACTCAAGCGGTAGTTAGACCTTTTACTTCTCCCCAACGTGCCGAAGAAATGGGTGGCGTTGTTACTTCAGCCCTTGAAAAACCATTTGGCAAGACTTTGGGTGCTATGGGCGTGGGTCAAGGTACTGAAAGCCCCGCCTATAAACAAGAGATGTTTCGTTCAGCAATGGACACATTTGCTCAAAAAGGCATTGAGCCAACTGCTGAAGCTATTGCACAAGCAACCAAAATGCCAATTGAAGATGTGCGTAATATGCTTAACACATCAATGATTGGTGTTGCCCCTACCGTGGGCAAATATGGTGCTAAAGGCTTTAATGCCGCAAGAGAGGTTGTAGGTGATGTTAGATCACAAATGCAACAACAATTAGCGGCTAAACAAGGACAAACAACGGCTCAAACACAACAAAGCGGAATGCAAAGTGCGGGCGCTGCGGTTGCTATGCCTGAAAACGTCTTGCGTGGCAACATTGATGCGGCTATTGCCCAAGCAAGCCCTGAATTACAAAATTACATCAAAACACAAAACCCAAGAGCAATTGATTTGCCTACTTTGGAAACTCGTAGTCTTGAAGAAAAACATGGTGTTAATTTAAGCCGTGGTCAACGCACGGGCGACACAAACCTTTATTCTCAAGAGTGGAATAAACGTGGTGAAACCGAAACTTTGGGAAGTCATTTCAATGAGCAACCCAAGCAATTCAAAGCCGCATTTGAAAATTCAATTAGACGCAATGCGCCTGATATTTTTGAAACTGACCCAAGTTCCATTGGTCAAATTCAAATTAATGGACTAGCGGCTAAAGATGCTAAACGTGTTCAAGCCATTGATGCGGCTTACAAAGACTTTAGAGATCAATATGTGCAATCCCGTGAAGCCGCTGGGTTGCCCGCTGATAAAGATTTCCCTGTAAATGGAAACGAATTTTTGCAAAAAGCTAATGTGGCATTGCAAGATCAACTTTTGCAATACGATGTTCCCGCATCAATTAAAGGTTTGCTTGATGACATCAGTAAAAATGATGGCAACATGACATACAACCAGTTTATCAATTTGGATAAACGATTGAGCGCAAAGACAAGAGAAGGAACGGGAAGCGAAAGGGCGGCTGCTTACGTTATCCGAAATCAACTTCAAGACATTTCGTTGTCGCCAGAGGCGGCAGCTTTGCAACCCGTATATAAAATTGCAACGGGATTAGCCAAAGAGCGTTTTGATACGATTAAATCAAACCCCGCATATAGGGCGGCCATCAATGAGGCGGCAGACCTTAACGAATTAGCTTCAACGGGCGAAAGTTTAAAAGCCGATAAGTTCCATGACAAATTTGTCAACAAAGGAACGCCCGAGTCTATCCGCAGAATGAAAGCGGAGTTGGCAGATGATCCACAAGCGTTGCAAGCCATGACTGCGGGTGAGATGCGGATTGCAATGCGTAAAGCGGGATTGGCTACCGATACGCCCGATTTAAATCCCAAACAACTAGCAAACTACATTTACGACAACAAGGGTCGTTTGCAAGAGGCGCTTGGCCCTGAAGGTATGAAAGACCTAATGGAAATGGCAGCGCTTTCTAGTAAAGTTGGAATGCCAAAAACAGGCACATTTAACTATTCAAACTCGTTTAGTTCTATGTTGGGTGAGTTGGCTAAACAAGGCTTGGAAACGGGCATTGAATCAAAACTAGCCGCCATGACGGGTGGTGTCTCTATTCCCGCTGTTTCCCTTGGCAAACAATGGATGGGTAAACTAAACAAAGAAGGATTTGCTAGAGAAGCAATTAATCCTTATGGCGGTCTAACCAAAGATTTAAATAACCCTCAAAAACCCGTAAAACTTGATTTATCGGGCATGGCTAACAAGGAATAAATATGGCAGTCAATCTTGCACCTATCGGTAACGGTTTTCAATTCTTTACCAACACGGGCATCCCGTTAGATGGTGGGTTTATCTACACCTACCAAGCGGGTTCAAGCACCCCGTTGACAACTT